CGCTTGTGACGCTTAATGATTGCACCCATAGACATGGAAACAGCACCTGCGGCAGCATCACCATTAATAGTACCGGGGATACCAGCAGCGTCAATAGCGCCTGTAGCCATCTGAACCATCTTCTGCAACTCACCCGCTTGAGCAAAAGTAACTTGGTCTAGGTTACCAAACTTAAATGGCTGGAGGATTTCAGCAGGGTTGCCGTTAGTTAGGATTGTCTTACCCGGACGTACCTCAAGCTTAGACCCACGAGGCATACGAGAAGCGTCCATAGCGATCATAGGATGCACGGTAAGGGCTAGGGCATCAATACGGGCACGAAGCTCAGCATCAAGCGCCTTCTGGCTGTTGTAGCCCTTCTCACAGATACCACGACCCCAAAAACGAGAGGGAACAACATCCCAAGGGAACGCTACTACAGGACGATCTTGCATCATGTAGGGGTTTTCTTCAATCTTTAGCAGTTGATCGCCGTTGGCAATAACAATAATTACCTCAACGTAACCTTCTTCAACTTCTTTGTCTTCATCCTTCTCAGGCTTAACCGTCTCGGACAGTTTATCATCCTCATCCTCTTCCATAATTGCATTATTATAGAGGTGACGGGGGATTAAGCCGTAGTACTTAGTAAGCCTAACTTTGTCTTCATCAAAAGAAGTAAGTTCTTTATCTGCTTCAAGGTCTGAGTCAGTATCGGCAGACTCAATATCAACATCGCGATAGATACCATTTTGAATTCCAATCTCTACTTGGTGTTTAGGAACAAATTCGTCAATAGCTACCCCTAAAGCATCCTCAATAGAGGTAGCAACAGGGTCAATTAGAAAGTTCTGAGGTAGGATAGGGCGTAGTTTAACTACAACCCTGTCTTCGATGTTAACACCAACTGCTTGCATTGCCCCATCCATAATGGGTTGCGTGGCTGGCTTCATTTCCTTGATTTCCTCTAGAACCAATTCGGCTACGGCAGTACCATAGACAGCGGCGTTAAGGATACACTCAGCTACAGCCTTACGAGTCTTGGTAAACTGAAAGTCTTCAGACAATTGTTCGCGCAAGTAGGCAATGTCTTCCTTGTTTTGGTCATTGCGGTCATCACGAATGTCAAACCATTTACCACGACCAAAGGTAGCCTCCTCCACCTCAGCGACAGATGACTCCACGGCTTGCTGTAGGGCTGGTGAAATGAGGCGTGAGCGCTCTGAATCACGAGTCTTGTCCTCTGCTGACCAAATACCACGCCACAGGCGGTAGTACTCATCAAATTTCTGCTCGTAGTTAGCACTGTAGTGGTCGCGCCATTGCTCCACTTTGTCCATAACCCAAGCTTCAACTTTTTGGTCGCCGTATTTTTTATCGTCATCCATAATTACTTACCTTTCTTAGGCGGGGTGTGGGATAACACCTTACTAGTTAGAGTATGCTTTTCACCTGTCATTAAGGTTTTTCCTGTTTTGTGTGTCTTACCCGTGTACACTTTACCGTTAGGCAGATAATGAGTTTTATTCTTCGCCATTACTTACCTTTCTTAGGTTTCTTAGCTGTTTTAGCAGATTCTTTAAAATCAGCAGCGCTAGGAGCACCTTTACTGCCCACTTTGTTCATCTTTTCACCAGAACCTGCTTTTATGCGTTTTTTCTTGTTATTAATGTTTGCGTATAATCCGTTTGACATATTAATATCCTTACTTTATTTTGTTAACCAGAGGATTAAATTTCTCTAATGCTGTGCCTTTTTTGTAACCACCTTCTGCATACTTTAAAGCTTCTTCTTTAGAGGGCATTGGCATATAGTTACCTGTACGCATGTTGTAGTCCATAGCTTGACCGTTATCTTCAAACTGATACAACTCACCAGTAGGCAATCTAACAATAGTAGGAAATACCATCCAATTACCGTTTTCATCTACTTCTGCCGCCATCCTATGCGTAGAAATTGATTTATCCTCATTTGTAATGTAAGGGTACTTATCTGGATTGATAATTCTATCTATAAATTCTGGTTGTTTTTTATCTGGCATAGTCAATAACCTGATATAGTGTCTAGATACTCGTACTCTTCTTCTTCAAAGTCCAGAACATAAGCTACTTTTGCAAGTTGCTCAATGTAGGACAATGCGTCAGGTAAGTCATCGTGTACTAGCTTGTTTGGGAACTGAAATAGCTGGTCTAGGAACTCGTTGTTCCACTCACCCTTGTTAAGCGTAACGTAACCATTCTCAAAGCGCCCTTGCAACGCCCATACGACACGATCTGTCTTCTTCTTATTACCGTGTGTTAGCTCATCAACCCTAAAGAAGGTTTGAGTTCTTTTCATTATGTCGTTCATGTAGGGCATAACCGCCTGTCTAGCGATACCCTTCTCAATCCCAACTGCTATGGGTTCGTACTTTTTAACAGCATCAAATATTTTTTTGGCTGTCTCTTTAACATCCCACCTACCGTAGATAATCTCTGCTACCCACCAACCTTGTTCGTTGGCTTTTACAATAGCCATAGCAGTAGAGTCAAGGCGAGTGTTCTTAACACCCTTACTTCCATCTTCCTCAAAACCCGCTAAGTCAACTGCAATGTAGAAATCACCTTCTTTAGGTTCTTCTTCATCAAACTTTATCCACTCTTCTTTGAATAACTCTCCCCCGGCAGCTTCAAAGGATGCCATGAACTCCTGCCTGAATGCGAATGAGGACATGCTTTTCTTAGCTGCTTCAATTTCCATAGGATCAAGGAGTGGGTTGTCAAACGAAGTGAAGTGAAAAGACTTGAAAGTGTCATCCGTACCTTTTAATCCATATTGGTATAAATCGTAGAAGTGGTTTCTGCCCATCGGAGTTCCAATGAACATTGCACGCCCCTTCAAATCAGCCAAAGCAGGTCTTAGGATTTGTTCCCACACCATTGGCTTCATATCTGCATACTCGTCTAGGACTAAGAATTTTAACGAAACACCCCGCATCGTTTCAGGGCGGTCAGCGCCTTTAAGACTAATAGTTGAGCCGTTAACAAGTTTAAGTTGCAAGTTGTTAATATGACTACCTGTAATGACAGCATGACCCACCTCAAGCAAGACTTGCCACATAATGTCACGAGCTTGTCCCTGCGTAGGAGCAACGTAGAATACATGACCTCTTTCGCTTTGCAACGCTTCCACTATTAGACGGTAAGCAGCTAACCTACTCTTACCAGTACGCCGACCTGCCGCTACCACATGGAAACGAGTCTCGTCAGCCCAAACCTTTTTCTGCCAAGGTAGTAGCTCAATCTTTAGATCACTCAAGACCTGTTAGGTAAACGGTTTTTTTACCTTCCTTAACAGCACGTAGCACTTGGTTGTTATTTTCACCCTCTTCGAATGAACAGTGAACCCACCCAGAGTTCGGCTGACCATCTTTGTAGAACTCTAGGATGAGTTGTTTAAAAGTAAGGTTATCAATAATCCACAAAGCTAATTGCTTGTTGTCTAAACCCGGAACCTCGAAGTCTGCTGCACACCCTTTACAGTGGTCGCTTGTGGTACTTCCACCAATCGCCCTGTTTAACTCAGGGGATCGGTAACCGCTGGTGACGGTAACTGCCCCATGTGAGTGCCTAACCTTTTGTAGCACCATGTTGCATAGAGTGGTTAAGTTACTTAACGCTTCGTTTGACGGGGTGTTGTCAATGCTTTTGCGAATTGCCGTGTCACTTTTAGTTAACTCTTGGAGGCTAAAGTTCTTACTTAGTTTCATTTAAATTTCTTTTCTAGTACTTTTTCGAGGAGACCCCGGAGTCCATAAATAACAATCACCATACCTATGATAATATATTGATACCACTCAGGCATTTGAGCGATAACAGTAAACCCTGCTAAGGCGTAATTTTCTAAGCCGGGTACAAAAGCCATAAGCATTGGCGTTAGGAAGACTATGAGTAGAAGTTCATCTTTCCAACTCTTAGACATGTTTTCCATTGCAAGGCGGTCAAGATCGTAGTTCTGCTCTTGTGCTGATGCTTTGCGGTCAGCCGTGGCTTTAATAGTGGTAATCTCAGCATCTGTTTTTGCTTGAGATATTTTCTGTTTATTGTCTAACCAGTTACCACCTATTTTTACAAGCGTAGTTAAGAGTGGTATCATATAGTAGACTCGAATCCAGTGGTGTTTAAATCCACAGGTTTTTGAGATACCTCTCTTGTCCTACGGTTGGCTTCGTTCTGTTTTTTAAGTAAAAACCCGTAGGCTTCATCCATTCTACGTTCCGTGTGCGGCGTACCTGCTATAAACCACTTATCAATAAGAGCTTGGGTTATCTCTTTGTAATCGCCTGTTTCAAATAACTTACCGAGTGTGGCGGCGTTACCATAACCTGTTTCTTCTCTTGCGTCCCCATAGATAGACTCCATAAAGTAGTTAATCTGGTTTTGTGCGCTATCTTTATAATCGTTGGTCTTTAGGTATTTTTGATAATCGTTTAACTTACCCTTTGGATCAAACTGTAATAGACCATAAGCCAGTTTAGGGTTGTTACTTTGGTATTGTTGATAATCAAAGGAGTTTCCGGTTTCAACTGCTATGTTAGCTAAGAGAGCTATTTGAGCCGCCTCAGGTAAACCTGTATCTTTAACTATCCGCTCAACATCTTGTTTATTTTTATTCATAAGGTATATCCTCGGAATCAATTACATCAGCAATGATGGGTTCACCAACGCCACTGATGGTAATGTTAACTGACGGCCTACTATTTGCTGAAGTGGCCTTATCGAAATATGACATGGGTAACATACGGTCAACAAGAAGCTTCCATGCCGCTGCTTGATTTTTATGGTCATCGTCAAGTGCAGCGTCTAAGATTGAGTCTAACACTTTGCGCGATTTAGGTGATGCCATCAAACGAGCTTTAAACTCTTCAATAGCGGAGGCATCCCCTTTGGGTCTACCCACTGGTTTTTTCTTAACAGCGGCTAACCTATCTTTTGATGGTCTACCTTTCTTTGTTGGATTATCCATTGCTGGTTCCCCTATGTAGCACTAACTAGGCTATATAGACTACATACTTTCTAGTGCTAGTTAGTCTATATAGCTATGAACTATGAGGTAGTGGTTAACCATATTTAGTAACCAAAAACATCATACCCTATATAGTACACAGTATAACACACTTTTGCTATTTTGTCAAGTCTTTTCTTTACTTTTTTTAGGTTAAGAATACTGTTCAGTCGAAATAGTCACCTTAGCGACTTCGACTCTAAGTTTTCCTTTTCTTGTTAACCCTCTCCTGTTAGCTATTCAGTCAAAAGTGCTTAAAAATTAAGCAGTTATGCTTGTTAGCTATATAGACTATCTGTTGCTAATTAACCTTAATTGTTCTTAAAATACCCTATTTTGTATCTGGTGGGGTACAGCACTTATCTATTCCACCAAAGG